AGATACCGCTTCAATGCCAGCCGCGGCCATCTCGGCAACCGCGGCTTTGCCTTCTTTTGTACGCCTATCAGGCGCCAGTTGGTAGCGCTTAGATAGCTCGTCTGGCTCTAACACAGCGCAATGCACAAGTGAGCCCAGGCGCATAGCGGCAGTCGGCACCATCGCTACACGGTCAGGATCTAAGTAGCGGCTCCAGTAGTGGTAAGGCGATTGCGTTACCGTTTTCAATTGGCTGGCACTGATAGCCGGATCAGCGTGGTAATCGGCGTTGCTAATGGTCATTGCGGTAATGCCTCCAAGGCGCGTCGAATCAGGATGTGTTGATCGGTGTTTAAGACCGTCATTTGCTGTGGAAAATCGGGACCACCAGCGGTAGCTAAAATTGCTAACGCCTGCTCCGTTAGCGTCGGCGTCGGCTCAGGCTCAGACAGGGCGGCGCGGGCGCGTTGGCATAATAGCCAATGAGGAGAAATTACCCAATGCGCGTACCACTCATTTTCCAACGCGCTTAGTAGCTCAGCACACAATGCGCGGTAAGGATCAGTCATTGCTTGAGCTGGCAGATAGATGTGGGTTGTTGTAGCTGTAGTTCGCGGCCAGTCTGAATGCCGATGGCGTACATGCTGAAGCCAACGACTAGCGCAATAAGGATTTTCATGCCAGCACCATCCTTACGCGATAGCGGCTGATTTGCATGTGATCTGCGATGCGTTGCTGACTCCAGCCGTTACTGCGTAACCGGTTGGCGCGTTCGGGAATGGATTCGGTGGCCCAGAGAATTATTAAAAGTGGTAATAGCAAAACTGCTATCAAGATTGCAAGAGTAGTCATTTGAGTTGGGGTAATTTTGTTGCCGGATTGGGTGCGGCTCCGGCGGGCCGCGTGGGGCTAAGCGGCGGACTGATAAACCCCAATCAATTCAGCAACAGCTTCCCGGCGCTTGCACTGGTTTTGATCACCTTTCCACACAAGGAACTTTGTGGAAGACCATGCAGTGACGCGAAGGCCAAATGGCTTAAGGGCTGCGTCTGCTAATTCGGCGGTTAAAGCGGTGCGGACCATGATTCTCGGGTTGGGGTGGAAGCTCTCGCCTCCTGTCCCTTTAATATACACAGATGGTCCGCTCCTGTCAACACTCCTCAGTTGTAATGCGTAATAAATCCATCGCTTCGCCCACACTTCTTGCGACACCAGCAATACCGCCGGCTGCTGCAACCGCTTGCAGCCATTGCTGCTGCTCAGGATTTACGCGCCCTCTGGAACTTTTTACCTCGATGCTGGTAAAAATTGCCAAAGTCTGACCCACCATCGCAGGTGTAATGGTGACGCTACGCCAACCAATCAGATCGGCGCTGCCTTTACATAATCCGAAAGTCACCGGTCTGCCGTTTATATCCCGCAGCGTGCCGGTATTATTGCGAAACAATCGGCAGGTGCCAATACTGCACGCAAGCCGAATGTGTTGCTGGATTGTTTGTTCACTTGAGGCTGCGGGCATACATAACATGTTTCGCCCACGCTACCGGGTTCTTATATCCACGCTGCTGGCCCACACTTATAAGTGCTTCCAGCGACTGCGCAGTGCCTTGCTCGCGGCGCTTGGTAACTGATAACTCTGATTTAGCAATGCGTATGTCATCAATTGATACGCTCCATGATTTGCCAGATGAGTCATAGCATCTTGCGCGACCATAGTTTCTTTTCTCTTCATATAATTTTCCAAAAATCCATCCTTTTATCCATGTTTTGCCATTGCCTTCAAATCTCCTGACTTCAACCGCATCTTGTGGCTTAAACGCCTGCCCTCTTTGAAGCTCCTTTAGCTCACCTTCCACAACCTTTAGCTCGCGCACCTCAGTGCGGAACTCATGGCCGCATTCACCGCATACCGCCGCCAACGTGGCGCAGGTGCTAAAGCATTGCGGGCACACTTTGACCGATGGTGATGCTTCCCGATCGCGTTTGGTGGCGCCATCCAGGCTCCATTCGCGTTCCTCTAAATGGTGCCCAAGCCGCAAGCTGTTGCCGACATGGTCGAGCACCACGGCACGCTTGCCTGGTTGCGGACGCAGGCACCTGCCGATCATCTGAAGATGCAACCCAACACTTGCGGTAGGTCGCAGCAGGATGCAGCCGCCAACACTCGGGACGTCAACACCTTCACCGATAAGTTGGCAACTGCTAAGTATTTTTAGCTTGCCGGTGCCCAGATCTATTAATAGTTGGCGGCGGCGTGTGCTGTCTGTATTGCCATCAATACTGCTAGCCGCAATACCTGCATCCTGGAACAGCCTTGCGACCGCTTCGGCATGAGCGACCGAACAACAGAATGCGATCGCGGTTTGACCTGATAGGTGTTGCCGGTAATGCGTCAGGCAGTCGCCCATTGCCTGACCCTGCTGGAGTAGTTGACCGGCTTGACCCATATCAAAATCACCCATACGCTTACGCAAACCAGCGCTACTGAAGCCCGGCGGTGCCAGCACTCGAGCCGGGGCTAAGAATCCGTTATCCGTTAGCCATGCAGCGCTAGGGCCTTGCACCATCGATTGGTAGTGCTCACCTAGGCCGCGACCGTCACCTCTAATAGGTGTAGCCGTAACGCCTAGCAGTTTGGCAGCTTGGAAATGAGCCAGCGTCTTAGCCCAGGTGCCGGCTGTGGTGTGATGGGCTTCATCGACTACAAGCAATTGAAAGAAATCCCGTGGCAATAAATGCAAACGTCGTGACAATGTACCGACACTCGCAACCTGCACCGCATGGCTGAGATCCATGCCACGTTTTGCGGCAATAATCCCATGCTGCACATCCATGCCGCTAAGGCTCCGGCTGGCTTGATCCAGCAACTCCTGCCTATGCACCAGGATGCAAACGCGGTTCCCCTTACGTGCCGCAGCCTGGGCGATGTACGAGAAGCAGACCGTCTTCCCGCCACCTGTCGGCAGTACTGCAAGCACTGAACGCTTGCCTAGCTGGTATTGCAGCCGGATATCGGTGATGAGTTGGGTCTGGTACGGGCGGAGGTTCATTGATATTGCGCTCCTTTGCCAGCGTTGCAATCACGGCACAGCACCTGCAAGTTATCTGGATTATTGCTGCCGCCTTTAGAAACTGGATGGATGTGATCTACTTCAAGCTTGGCACCTTCCTTTGCAGTATCCCCACACATTTGGCACCGGTAATCGTCGCGCTTCAAAATTTCAAAACGCAAACTTGGCTTCATTGGCTTGCGTTTTGTTTTAGGCTCAAGCCAATTACGAAGCAAACTTAAGCCATTTGCTTCTTTGTCAACTCCGCTGCTGCAATAGTTTGCCATTGGATGCAAAATTGCTTGCAGCGCTTCAATCATGTCGCCAAGTTCTTCTGCCGTAATTCTGCTTTGATAATGAAAAATCCAATCAAGAATTTGCGCAGATGTATTGCACTGTTCAAAATCAATGCGGCGCCAATCTTCACGCTTTAGCACAAGCTCATCACCGTCAATAAACCAAGTGTTAAAGTCAGTTGTCCCTAGCGCAATACTTAATTCAAATGAATTTGCAGGTTGAGCTTTAAAGGGCTTGGATGCGCTATAATACTGTGCCTTTATAATTGCAATATTTTCACAATCATCTTCAAATGATTCTGATTCAATAGGATATGGGAAAAACAACGAAGCGTCTTCGCCTGTATTAGAAAAAAACCTTCCTTCAGAAGTAGTTGTTGAATCAAATATTAAATAATCACAAGCAAAATAAGTAGCACCTAAATGGGTTACTTTATAGCCATACTCTTCCCTGCCAATTGCAAAATATGAACGAGGCCCTGGGACGCCTACTAACAGCAAAAGTTTTTGATCGGCTTGACATGCAAAATCATTTGCAGCGGCAAGCTCATATTGATATGGCAATGCGCTAAAAACTAAAGCAGTCATACCTAATGTTGGCAGTTCAAACGTAAACTTTGGGTTGTTATGAAAATAAGTCCATTTAATCCCCAGCTCATCAAAAGCAACAGCCCATTTTGCTTGAAGCTCGTTATCAAACTTAATTCCGTTGTAAATAGGAATAGGCAATGTTAAAGGCATGGGAAACTGGATAGGGCTTGCGCATCGTAACCTAATGGGTTACTGTTGGCAAGTGTTACGCGATCCCAATGCCCCTTTGCCCGCCTTTTAGCTTGCGGCTGACGCTTGAACAAATTCAATGGCTTGATCAACGATCGGGCGACAAGATGTCCCGTTCAACTGCTTTACGGTTGTTAGTACACGAAGCGATGCGGCAAGAGCGCGCCGTTACTGAAATTAAATGAAACAAATTGATTTTGATGAAGCGCGGCGTTTTATTGCTGCGTTAGGGAAGCCTGCTGGAACCTTACGTTTACGTGCATTCTTTCATGCTGAGAATCCTAAAAAGAAAGGCGATAAAGGTCGTAAGGGTTCCGTTAGTCGGAAATCAATGCAGGAATGGCAAGACGAAGGCCGTGGTGTTTATGTAGTAATCAACGATGGCGGCGATATCGATGCCGAAATTACGACCTGCCGCGCTTTCTTTTGCGAATGGGATGATCGGCCTACCGCATGGCAAATCACTGCATGGCAGCAGCTTGGCTTACCTCAGCCAACTATGCAGGTATCGACTGGCGGCAAATCAATTCATAACTATTGGGTTTTATCTGATCCTATAACGCCAGCGCATTGGGAACTGCTGCAATCACGGTTGCTTGAATACGCTGATGCCGATCGCAGCATCAAAAACTTATCCCGTGTAATGCGGTTACCTGGCACCTACCATGTCGGTGGCGACGGTTCACTAGGCGACAAATGCCAGCTCGTATCCTGTTCTGGTGATCGTTACAGCATCAGTGACCTTGAATCCTGCCTGCCATCTGAGGAGTTTTACAAACACGAAGCACCAGCAAAGGTTTATACTGAGCAGCCAATACGCACAATTCACGAAATCAAAGAGGCATTAGATGCCATCCCGTCGCGTATTCCTGGCACTGGCACCTACCATATTTATCGAAATATCTTATGGGGTTTAGTAAAAGCTGTTATTGAAGTTGGTGGTACTGAATCTGATGCTGTTGGCCTTATGCAGCAGCACAGCCCCCAATTCTTAGAAGCTGCCCAAGTTGCCGACTCAGGCGGTGATCGTATTAATGCAGGTACTTTTTGGTACTGGGCGCGGCATTATGGTTGGCGGCCACCCCTACCAATACGTATAATTTCATCATCCGTCACAACTGAAGCAACACCTGACACCTGTCAATTATTCAGTAAAACTGATACTGAATGGCTTGAAACCACAATTAAATTTGTGTTTAATATGCCAACTGATAAGTGGATCTGTGTCGATGATATTTTGCATAAGTGGATAGGTACTCATTACGCGCCAATTACCGATAATGAATTAGCGCCCATCGTAGCTGAATTTTTATCTCAGCTTTATGTTATTGATCCCAAAAACGGTGAGCGTTGCCATCCATGGAAACGGCCACGTTATGTAGATGAAACTTTCGCTTGGGTGCGGAAACTTTTGACACCTGTTGATATAAACCCAGCCAATGCTATAAATTGCGATAATGGTGTCTTGTCATGGTCTTGGAATGGTCGTATTGTTGATGTTAAGCTTGAGCCTCATAATTACAACCATTTCTTTACTTACGTAACCGGCTATAACTTTGATGAAAATGCTAACCCGCAACACCTATCACGATTGCTTGAAGCCGTAGAACCCGGCGATCGCGACACCATGCAACGCATACTCGGTAGCGGTTTAGATCTTGCCAAATATCGCGCTACCCGTGGTAGGCCACGTGCTGTATTGATGATTGGTGAAGGCGCTAACGGTAAAGATACAATCCGCACCGCTTTACGCGATACCTTAGGTGCTCGTAATTTTACGTCTTGCACATTAGCTGATTTCAGGCAATATGACACTGGCCGTAAATTTCCTATCGCGCCAGTTCGTGACTCGTCTGTTAACTGGTCGTCTGAAAATTCACAGTTTGTTAGTATCGACAACCTGCAATCATTAAAGGCTGCCATAAGCGGAGAGGAGTTATCTTACGAGCTAAAAGGTGTTCAAGAGTCGCAATTTATACCGTCTGCATTATTTGTTTTTAACTTAAATAAAGACCCTTCCTTAACTGGTGAGCAGGTTGCAATTGAGACAAGATTTCATGTATTTAAGTTCCGTAAAACATTTATGGCAACACCATTAGAACCCAACCATATACAAGCAGACCCCAAACTAAAGGACGACCCAGAGTTTATCCGTGAGCATATTTGCCCTGCATTTCTTAACTGGTTGCTTGAAGGGTTGAAATTATCGGTTGAGCATGGCATTGACTATGCAACCGGTCGTGCTGCTATGGAAGATGTAAAACGCGCAGGCTGTCACCTATGGGAATTTTGCGATTCTGTCGGTTTGCGTTACGAGCCGGAATCCACCGTTTCAGTGTCACGTATCTACAAAATGCTTACCAATTGGTACAAGGATGAAGGCTACCTAGACACCAACGGGAGGTGGTTGCTTGATGCCCCTGCTGATCGTCCGGTGAAAGCTGCTCGTCTTTTGGTGCCGGCATTGATGCGGATTTTTCCAAAACTTGCGTCCGATCGTGCCACTTCCAAATCTCGCGATCGTCTCATCATTGGGCTCAAATTAGACGAGTGGGCAGACTTGCGGACGCAATAGCGTCCGAATCGGACGCAAGTCGGACGCAAAATGCGGACGCAAAAACCTAGTGTTTATCTATCTTTTTACTACTTCGGACGCAAAAGGGTATAAGAAATCATTTATAGAATAAAAAAGGTATTATGTATCGCAGCGAACATAATAAACATATATAGGGGAATAGGAAAACCCCGTTTTTGCGTCCATCGTTGGTATGACTGGTTTATTTGCGTCCGTGTTGCGTCCGCTTGCGTCCGAAGCCTGTCTATGACTAAGATTTTGCGTCCACCCCCATCAACCACCAAAAACGCTTGACCGATTGACCACCGCGAACTACCATCACACCGTTGCCAGCGCCTCCACAATGCCCTCAGTCAAGCAAGCACCAGTGATTGAACGCCTGCACCATTTGATGCAGGAATGCGCTGCTGTGGCTGCTGCTGTACGCGATAACGCGCAAGACGATGGCGAGCCGTTAGATCCTGCTGAGCTGATTGATTTGATTGCTGATTACCAAGTCGTCTTAGATTTATTAGATGAAGCCTTCAACGTGGAACCTGCCCAAAGCAATAACGCGTGCAGTATCGGCTGACCGGTTACAATAAATTCAAATAGCTCAACTCTTCAAGTTAAAGAATGACATCGATTAAGGATCTTAAGTCTGATCATAGAAATGCTCGTAAACGTACTGATCGTTCTGCATCATTAATTGCAGAATCACTTAAACGATTTGGCGCTGCACGCAGCATTGTTATTGATGAAGACAATCGCATCCTTGCTGGTAATGGCACGGTTGAAGGTGCTAAAGCCGCTGGCATTCAAAACATTCGTGTTATCGAAACTGATGGCACTGAAATTATTGCCGTAAAACGTACTGGCTTAAGCGAAGACGACAAGATCGGCCTTGCGCTAGCTGATAACCGCACCAGTGATTTATCCGATTGGGACAAGGACATGCTGCAACAGCTCAGCGCAGAACACGACCTAGCGCCATGGTTTGAAGCGGATGACCTAGCCGAGATCATTGGAGAAGCGGAGCAGTTACCAACCGAGGGCCTGACCGATGCCGATGACGTGCCTGAGGCCCCTGAGGAGCCGATCACCAAGCCTGGTGATGTGTGGCTACTGGGGAACCATCGCGTGATGTGCGGGGACAGCACGTCGCTGATCGAGGTGGAGCGGTTGATGGCTGGCGACAAAGCAGATGTTTTGTTTACCGATCCGCCTTATGGAATTAACTTTAAACCTCAACGAGGGACTCATGACATTATTTTGAATGACAATTTAGAGGGCGCAAAGTTTGATAATTTTTTGGATGAGGTCTTTAGTTCGGCGCTATTGGTGATGAAACCAGATACTTACGCTTTCGTCTGGACTGGTTGGCCTAATATTGGGGCGTTTGAGCGTTCGCTTAAAAAGTTCTTCAAAATTCAGGCATTGCACATTTGGGTTAAAAACAATTTTGGCATTGGTTATTATTCGCGACCTAAACATGAACCTTTTTACCTTTGCCTTAATGGTAAGCCTGTCTACCCAAGCACAGCACCAGCAGATGTTTGGGAATACGCCCGAGTTCACAAGACGATCCATTCCTGCGAAAAGCCAGTTGGTTTGATTGAAAATATTTTGAACATTTACCACAAAAACAGTGTTGTGATGGACCTGTTCGGCGGCAGCGGCAGCACGCTGATTGCTTGCGAGAAAACTAACCGCCATGCTCGCCTAATGGAGCTAGACCCCAAATATTGCGACGTGATCGTGAAACGCTGGGAGCAGTTCACGGGCAACAAAGCTATGCTTGAGCTAATATCTGAGGCGTTTTAGTGGCCGCCCCAAGAGGCACCAGGCAAGATACACTCGACCGTGCGAATCGCTTTGCGCGGATAATAGCTAGCGGAGGCCGCAGGTCTGATTGTATTCGATATGCCTCGGAACATTGGGGAGTAGGTGATCGTACTGTTGATCAATATCTTAAACTTGCGCGTGAACAACTTAAGGCTGATTGGGATATTGAACGCCCGCAAATGGTAGCTGATTTGTTAAGTCAACTAAGCACTTTACAGATGGAAGCTAGACGTGCAGGGCAGTTTCATATTGCGCTTGGTGCTATTAATACAGCAGCTAAGTTAACTCAACTCTGTTCGTGAGTATCCTTCTTGAAGTTCCCTCAGGTTATGTTTGCCATCGAAGAGGTGAAACCGCAACTATTACACCAACAATTGCAGAAGTTTTAGAACGTATCCATGCTGATTTATTGCCACATCAACAAGTCTTTTGTGATAACATTACACATCGCAAGATTGGTTTAGTTTGTGGATTTGGTGCAGGCAAAACTTACGGATTAGTTAGCAAGGCCGTTAGTCTTGCCGCCCAGAATGTTGGCTTTGTATCGGCACTATTTGAACCTGTTGCGCCAATGCTTCGAGATATTTTACAACGTACCATTGATGATTGCCTTGCTAAATGGGAGATACCTTACACTTTTCGTGTTTCGCCATTACCTGAATATACATTGAGCTTTGCTGAAGGCCAGCATACAATTCTGTTGCGCACCATGGAAACATGGAACCGCATTCGGGGCCAGAACCTTTGTGCTATTGGTTTTGATGAAGCGGATACAGCGCCAATGCGTATAGCACAAAGCGCTACGCAGATGGCACTCGCTCGTCTGCGTTCTGGCAATGTTCGCCAATTTTATGCTGCTACTACACCTGAAGGTTTTGGTTGGGCGTATAAAACATTTAAATCTGAAGCAACAGACGACACGTTGTTAATCCAAGCCCGCACTGAAGACAATCCACATCTACCGCTTGATTTTATACCAAGCTTAATTGAAAATTATCCAGCCAATTTAATTAAAGCGTATTTAAACGGTGAATTTGTTAACCTTACGACTGGCACTGTTTATGACAGGTTTGATAGATCAAAACATGTAGTAACGCAATTGCCAGATTACAGTGAAGAACCGTTGCGTATTGGCGTTGACTTTAACATCGGTAACATGTCGGCGGTTATTGGTATTCGTAGCGGCAAAGGATTATTAATAATTGACGAGATCAGCGGTGCGCATGATACCGATGCGTTAGGTGCCGAGATCCGCAGGCGATATCCAGGCCATCGGCTTTATGGCTACCCAGACGCCAGCGGCGGTAATCGTTCTACAAATGCAACGCAAACCGATATTCAGATACTGGAGCAATATGGCATCAGCAACCAATCGCCTAAAGCCAATCCGCCTGTGCGCGATCGTGTCGCGGCAGTGCAGGCATTACTTGAAAATGGTAAAGGTGAGCACAGGTTGCATATCAGCCATACCTGCAAACGCATGATTGAATGTTTAGAACTGCAATGTTATAGCTCTAACGGCGCACCAGATAAGGAAGGCGGACACGATCACATGACAGACGCGCTCGGCTATCTGGTATGGCGTGAGTTTAACCCGCTACACGCTGGGGCTGGGCGCGGTACAGGCATTAGAATATATTAGATTTATAGGTCACTGCTTATGGCTAAGGGAGGCAAAGGCCGTAAGGGTGGCGGCGGAGGCAAAGGCAAAACTCGTAAATACAGCCGCGACAGTAACGGCAGGTTTGCTAGCACTGGTACAGGCGCGACGGCTAGAGGTGGGAGGTTATTAACTCCAAAAGGCAATAAACGTAAAACGCAAACAATGGAGGCAGGTGGAGCTAAAGCAGCCGGCACCATTAAAGGCAAGGTAAAACGCGACCCAGCCGCCGCTAGCAAGGTTGCGCAGCGTAAGGCAGCAGCTAAACCCACAGCAGCTAAACCCACAGCAGCTAAACTTCCTAGGGCGCAGCGTTTAGAGCGGGCAACCGCTACTGCAAATCGGATTGCAAAGGATCGAAGCGCTAAATCAGATGCGGCGACAGCAGCATTGATGGCCCGCAAAGGCATTTCACAACGCGCATCGTCTAAAGGCAAATACGCGGCATTTCAGAAAGAGGACGCCGCTGGCAAAACCTCTGCTACTGCGATGAGAAAATGGCAAGGAGCTGAGAAAAGAGCTGAAAATCTCAGAAAAGCCAAAGGGAGCGAAACCACAGCAGCTAAGCCCCCTGCAGCTAAGCCCACGGCAAAGGCCCTAGGCGGTCGCCTAGACCCAGCCAAGAAAGCTTTCCGCGCTGCTGATAAGAAATTCCTAAGCACAATTCAAAAAGAAGGCTTTATTTCCAAGGCGGCGCAAAATACTCGCCGCGATGCAAAAGCAGATGCTTACCGTTCTGGCGTCAAGACCCCAATAGCAAAAGGGGCCAAAGTAAATAATACAATTAGCAAAACAAAAGAAAAGCGCGATCTAGGCGCTAAACAAAGATTGTTTAAGCAGCGGATTACTCGCGCTTACGATCTTCCTCAAAATAAAACTGGCGCTAAAGGTAAAAGGACTGCACAAATTCGAGCAAAAGCAATTGCTACTTTACAAGGCGCTAAACGACCCGATATATCAGATACCACTGTTGGGGGGCTTCGCAGAAGTAGAACATCTACCGGATATAAAGCACCAAGCTCTAGGCTCCCAGCGCCTTCCCGCGCAGCTCGCGTCCAAGGCAGGGCTAGGGCTTTAGCTCAGACACAAAGATTCAATAAAGCTGGCAATCGTATAGGTAATCCAAAGAAACTTGATAGCAAAAGGATCATAGGAGCAAGAGCAGTCGATTTTGGTAACAGGCCGAAAGCGTTCCTAAGAAGAGAGTTAGTTCAAAATGTTAATAGCAGAGGTGTCAAAGGCACCGCTGGATTCGTATCTAATCCCCGCAGCCTTACGCAAACACCAAAGCGCATTAAACCTCAGGCCGCAAAGGCAACCAGCGCAAAAGGCGCACGGTTAGGAGGGCCAAGAAGCACAACTAAAGCCGCAGCACCTAAGAACACCACATCTAACCGTACCGGTCAAAGCAAAACTCTTAATAGATTCAACAGCCGCCCTGTTGGGACAATGGTTGTGGGCAAGGGCATCAATTTGGTGCCTAGTACTAAGCGCGTGCCCCTTAATATCCAAGTGAAATTAAATGATCAAGCATTTGCTCGAATGGCAACTAAAGCTGCAAGAGCAAGAGCAGCAGCACCTGCTAAAGCAAAAGCACAGCGATCACAATTAAATCGAGAAGCCCGCGCCCTTGCGAATCAAAAACGAACTGCGCAAGCAGTGGTAGCTAAAGGAGGCAAACGCCCTAGCCCAACACGTAAGCAAAAGAAAAGTCTTGCTATCGCTGATGCGGCGCGGACATTTTACTCAGCAAAACGCGTAAATAGTTTGCCTACTTTCAAGGTAAACACAAGCAAGCCAGGTTTCCGTAAACCACGCCCTATGCGCTAAGCTAGCGACGTCCACATTGAAGTCATATGGAAACGTTTCTTGAAGAACTTGATGCTTTGATTGCAGAGCAAGACCTGTCAGTCA